GAAACCGCAGAACGGATGTTGTCCCAGATGCTGGACACCGTAGAAGAAATGCTCTGCATCACGTTGGAAATGGTGCTCTTGATGCTGTTCCAGATGTTAGATACCACCGATTGGATGGCGTTCAGAACATTGGAAACCGCAGAAGAAATCTGATTCCAGATGGAAGAAACCACATTCCAGATTGCTGACAAAACAGAAGAAATGAAACCAGATACCGCATTCCAAACCGTAGTCACCACATCTTGAATCGCTGTCAAAACCGTGGAAATTGTAGTAGAGATGGCATTCCAGATGGTTTCAAAGGTTGTTCGGATGCCCTCTAAAATGGGTGTTAAAAACGCCACGATTGCATTCCAAATGGCACTGATCTTCTCCGAGATCCAGTCCATCACTCTGCCCACAATGATCTGGATGGCTTCAAAAATCGTCTGAAACAGATAGCCAAATGCTGTGATTAGCGGTTCTAAGGTGGTGTAAATGGCATTCCAAACGGTCGTAATGACGTTATAAATTGCCTGAAAAACCGTAGAAACCACATTGTAAATGGCATTGAAAATCGTGCTGAAAAAGTTGTAGATCGCTGTAAAAATGGTGGTGAAGAAGTCACGAATTTCTGTAAATACGGCCGTTGCTACTGTCTGAATGGCAGTGACAATGGTGGTGAAGGTATTGGAAATAGACGTCCAAGTGTTGACGAAAAAGTCCCGGATTCCGGTAACGATTCCCGTGAAAAAGGAAGCAATGCTGTTCCATGTATCCACGAAAAATGTTTTGATGGAAGTCCAGACTTCGTTCCAGCTTGTTCCGAACCACCCCAATACCACATCTGCAATGCCTTTCAGGGTATTCATGATATTGCGGAACGTGTTGACAATGAAATTCCAGATAGACGTAAAAATACCCTTGATGCCGTCCCAGCACTGCTCCCAGTCACCAGTAAACAGACCAATCAGCACATCAAGTGAATTTAAGAAAATATCTGCAAATCCAGAGAAAATATTGGAGATATTCTGAAAGACGCCTTCAAAAATGGGAGCTAACAGATTGCACAGCCCGTCCCACGCTGCTTTCAGCACATCGGTGAAACTCTCAAAATCGAATCCCAGAGCATTTAACCGATCAGTGATGCCCTGTGTCAATCCGGTAAAGGTGCTTTTGATTTGTTCCCAGATGGCGATGATATTGCTTTTGAATTCGTCATTGGTTTTCCAGAGATGCATAAAGGCAGCCACCAGAGCGGCAACAGCTGCGATAATGGCGAGCAGCGGACCCAGCGACACGCCCAACGCTCCGGTAATGGCTCCAATGCCACTCTGCACAGCCGAGAAAAGGGCAGGCAGTTTGGACACTGCGGAAAAGACCGTCCCCACACTGGAGATGGTCTTTCCCAGCACCACCAGCATCGGACCCAGAGCAGCAGCCACCAGTGCAATTTTCGCAATGGTTTCTTTTGTCCGTGGGTCTAATTGGTTCAGCTTGTCCACCAGTTCCTGAATGCGGGAAACAATGGAGCGAATAGTGGGCATCAGAATGTCAGAAAATGAAATCGCCAGTTCTTCCAGCTGGGACTTCAAGATAGTCACCTGCCCGGCAAGGTTATCCTGCATGACCGCTGCCATTTTTTCGGTCGTACCATTGTAACCGTCTACTGTATCCGAACAGGTGTCAATGGCATTGGACAGTTTTTCAAAATCCGCTGGAGAACCGTTGATGATCGCCAGCATACCGGACATGGCCTCTTTGCCAAACAGTGAGGCAGCAGCCTGTGCCTGTTCTGCTTCGGAAAGTCCGCCCAATTTCTGACGGAGTTGTTCCATAAGTTCTCGTAAAGAGTACATCTTGCCGGAACTATCCGTCAGAGAAATGCCGTACTGTTCCATGGCAGATGCTACCGTGCCTGTCGGCTTTGCCAGATTGGTAATGGCAGCACGCAGTGCTGTACCAGCCTGTGAGGATTTGATACCGGCATTCGCCATCAAGCCGATGGCGATGGCAGAGTCTTCAGCAGAATAGCCCAAAGAACCCAGTACCGGAGCAGCATACTTGAAAGTTTCACCCATCATGCTGACATTGGTATTGGCATTGGAACTTGCAGCCGCCAGAATATCCGCAAAGTGTCCGCTGTCCGAAGCAGACAAACCGAAAGCGGTCAGAGCATCCGTGACAATGTCCGAAGTAGATGCCAAGTCCTCACCACTGGCGGCGGCAAGATTCATAATGCCTTCGATACCGCTGAGCATATCGTTGGTTTTCCAGCCTGCCATCGCCATGTAGTTCATAGCATCCGCAGCCTCACTTGCAGAGAACTTTGTTTTGCTGCCCATTTCACGGGCTTTTTCCCGGAGGGCATCCATCTCTGAACCGGTCGCACCGGACACAGCTGCCACCTTTGACATGGCGGAATCGAAATCCGCACCAGTTTTCACGGCAATGGTTCCCAGAGCCGTGACACCAGCTGTGACCGGCAGCAGCTTTTGTCCCACACCGGAAATTTTGTCCCCGGCCGACTGCAGTGTTTCACCCAGAACACCCATCTTTTCCAAGGCGGTGTGAGAATTGTTTGCTTCTGTGGTCAGGCGTTTCAGTTCGTTTTCGGTTTCGATGATTTCACGCTGTAGTGCATCATACTGCTGCTGGGAAATTTCGCCGTTTGCAAGAGCGGTGTTTGCCTGTTCTGCGGCAGTTTTTAGTACTTCCAGCTTTTCTTTGGTAGCTGTCACCGCATCGGCGAGGAGCTTGTGCTTCTGCGAGAGCAGTTCCGTGTTGGAAGGATCGAGTTTCAGCAGCTTCTGGACATCTTTCAGCTGTGTCTGCGTGCCTTTGATGTCTTTGTTGACACCTTCCAGTGCCTTGGACAGCTTGGTGGTATCGCCGCCGATTTCTACGGTGATGCCCTTGATTCTATTAGCCATACAATCTCACCCCCTTATCAAAATTTATCGAAGTCACTCTGATCCGCTAACATATGATATTTGTATTCGTCATTCTCCCGTTCGGTGAACATATCATTCACGACTCCGATCGTGAGCAGATCAAGCTCTGAGAGGGACAGCCCGATCTGCACACATCGGAGAAGGAACAGGGGCGTTGTCATCGGGCGGTCAGTTTTTCGATGTTTTTTTTAGACTTGACCTGTGTTTCTACATTCAAGCCCCAGAGGTCAATCAGCTGTGGCAGGATTTCGTAAATGCTGAACGTGTTGAACTGTTCCAGCCATTCATCCGGAGAAGCCGGAATGGCTGCATCGGCGTGTTTTGCCATGATATAGGCGATGTTCTCAAACACCTCAAGGCTTTCAATGTCCAGTGCAGAGGATTTCTCTGTTTTTTCTCCCACAGACTTTTGCAGTGCTGCAAAGTCCTGATAAATATCTCTGCGGAATTTCAAGCGATACAGTCTGGGAACTGCTGCACTTGCCTTAAACGGCACATCAATGCCATCAATGGTGATGTTCTTCTGAATTGCCATACTGCACCCTCCTTACGCTTTCACAGATGCTGCGGATGCTTTACCACTCTGTACAGCGGCAGCCAGATTGGGCATATATACCGCCTTGTACCAGTTCTCATAAACCTCAGCATCCGTTTTCTCACAGGTTTTAGTTTTTACCAAACCACTGTTCAACGCCGTTGCGGTCAAAGACAGCGTTTCTGTTTTAACTTCCTTTTCGTCCTCAATGGTGCTGGATTCTGTTGCCGGACGAGAGGCAGAGCAGCAGAACAGACAGTGCCGAATTTTATTCTTATCGCCGCTGAATTCAAACAGCAGGGCAAACTGCGATACTTCTGCAGTATTGGTTTCCGTGAGAACGCCCTTTTCATCCAGCTTCTCACCGAGAATGTCTGTCGCAAACTCAAGCGGAACCAGTGCGATTTCAAGATCGCCGGTGTAACCAGAGTTATTGTTGATCACATAGTACACACCATCGTCAGCGTAAAAATTGGATGCTTCCCCTTCTGCATCGATAGACAGCGACACTGCACCGGGAATGCGAACTGGCTTTGCAAAAGTCGGCACACCTTCTTCATCATAAGAGGTGATTTTTGCATAGTGAACTTTGTTCAGACCGAATTTTACCTTGTTTTTCTCCATTGCCATATAGATCAAACCTCCATCTCATAGAGCACTTCATACAATTCTTCCGAATCAATGAATGTTTCTGTTTTTGTATAATAAATTTCATGCTGGGCAAGCACTGCCTCCACCTGTTCTTCCAATTCCGGCTGCTTTTTGTCTGTGTACAATTCAATGTCCAGCTGTTTGCAACTGAAATATGCCACATTATCTGCAGAAAATGGACTCTCTCCGGGAGAGAGAAACAGCAAAAAAGGCGGTGCGGGACTTTCACCCTCGGCAAAATGATGGTAGGCGAAAGGTAGTCCCATCTCTTCCATCATTTCTGCGATCTGTTCGTAGGTCATGACAACGCCCCCTCGATCAAATGCTCCAACAACTGCACACCGTTTTCTTCCGCAGGGGCAATATGCGGTCTACCGGATACACGACCACCGCCACGCTTGGCATGCCCCTTTTCCAGAAGATGTGCCAGTTGATATCTGTTTTTAGAATGTACTGTCATCTCCAAAGAGTGGCTGTTTTCACCAGTCTTTTTCGTTGTCCAGCTTTTTGCATATTTTCCTTTGTCCTTCGGAGCATTGGCGGAAATCTCGTTTTTCACTTGCGTGGCGGTTTTCCGGACAGCCTTTTTCATGGCAGTATCCGCAAGGTCTGCATATTCCTGCAAGCCCTGCATGATTTCCGCTGCAAGATTGTCAATACTGGTCATTCTGTCCTGCCTTTCTGGCTTCTGCAGTAAGTTTCAGATAGTCCTTGTGCAGATAATCCGGTGTAACACTGGTGATGTTGTATGTGACATCCCGAAACAAGATTCGGTTGCCTGTTATAGACGGCATCCAGTTTCGACTTTGCCGAATAAGGAATTCCAGTGCTTGTGTTTCTTTGGTCACACCAGCATCCGTATGCTCCACAGAAGCTTTCAAAGTCACTTTTGCCCAGCAGGAAAAGGCTTCGTCCCACACAGCGGTGTGATTTCCGATTTCATCGGTAACGACACGATTCACCAGAAAGGTGATTCGCTGATTGAGTGTTCCAATTTCCATCAAATCACATCCTCTCGCTGTGCAAACAGCATAGCACGAAGTGTTAATGTCAGTTTGGAAAAGTCTGCGGTATTGCGGTTTTCATAGAGATAAGAAACTGTGTAGAGCATCGCTGTTCGTACCACATCTTCGTTTTCTGAAAAGCGTTCCTCGTCCATTCTTCCCACATCCATTACCAGCTGTTTTGCAGTTGAAATAAGGGAGAGAAGTAATGTATCATCATCTTCAAAATCAATCCGCAGATACTGCTTGACTTCCTGTAAAGTTACCACCCACTCCAACCCCTTTCTCTGATTACGCTTTCATGCCAAGCGTCTTTACGGCTTCGGTCAGAATCAGTCTGCCATCGACACGCTGAGATGCGAGGAATCCAACCTGACCATTCATTGCAAATACCTCATTCAGCCGCTTAAAGGAGCGTCCCTGACGGTCGCCGATCCAATAATAGCTGAAATCGCCGAAAGCAAGACACTTTGCACCTGCCTTGATTTCCGGCACATAGCTGGAAGTGTAGTACGGACGATTCAGAATGGTATCCGGTACGCCTGCCTGTACAGACGGATTCCAGATGTAATTGCCAGTGCTGTCCTTCAGCTTACGAAGTGCCTTTACTGTGGAATCGTTCAGTACCCATACAGCTTTCTTCCGATACGGGCTTCTCAGAGAATAGAACAGTTCCAGAACATCATCGAAAGTGATATTTGCAGTGCTGGTTGTTGCTCCGCTTTCTGCACCGCCCGTTGCAGCAAAGATACCGGTCGGCTTGCCCTTGCCGTCACCAATGAAGAATGCCTCTTCTTCCTTTGCACCGATTCTTCTTGCAAATTCCTTTGCAATGTAGGACGGCAGGTCAAAAGCAGCATCATTCAGCAGTTCCTCAGAGATCTTAATTGCCGTGCCAACCTTGTATGCACCGAGGGAAGCCTGTCCAAAGGTATCATCCGACAGCTTATATGCATCTTCCTCATCCATCCAAGCAGCTTCGCCCTTAGAAGTAACGATGGGAATCTTTCGATCACCAGAGGAAGTTTTGATGACGGTTGCCAGCTGCCGGAAAATGTTTTCTTCGGTCAGGGCTTCCACCAGTTTTCGTTCAAATTCATCCGGCACAAGATAGCCACCCTCAGTATCTGTACCAACCTGCAAGTCGTTTCGGACATCGTAAAAATTGCGGTTGCGAATGCTGTTCCAGAAAGCAGTACGATATGCACCCGATGCAATGCCTGTCTTGGTATCGCCGTGAATGGATGCGTTCGGCTTGTTCTGAATTGGCGTAGAAGTGGGCTTGTTTATCTCCGCTTCAATCTGAGCCTGTCGTTCCAGCCGCTGGATTTCCTTGCCGTATGCCACGATCTGCTGCTCCATGGCATCGTATGTCTTGCTGTCCTCTTCCGAAAGCAGACCG